AATGTAATTCCTTAACTCGTGCTTTAAATTATACGACTCAGGTGTTACAATGATTTGATAATCCAACATTTTCTTTATTCCCTCGACGATTGACCCAGCGCCTTTCTCCGCCTTTTGCACATTCAATCCCCGTTGTTGCAAAGCCTCAATCAAACGTGGTTCGCTGGTGTCCGCAATTATCAAAGCGTTGGGGCTAACATAATGATTCATTTGCTCAATGACTGCCTCGTATGAAAGGGACTGTTTATAAATGATTTCTTCAACGTATATTTTCTTTGACCCTTTGTCAACCGCTACCTTGACAAGTGCCAACGGGTCGGGGTAGAATCCAAAGTCTAAGCCGTAACCAAAAGGTAGGCTAATATCGAACTCACCCTCAACCCAGTTGTCAAATATTACCCCTTGTTTCCTATCCAGCCATTTACCTAAGAACCTATGAGCGTATGCCTCAGGTGACTTCGTTTTAATGGCTTCAATCTTTGCTATGTAGTCTTTGCTTAGGTTGTGGTAATTATCAAAGTACGTTGTATGTATGTGCGTTATATCGGGGTGTGTGCTAATAGGTATCATTTGCGCGTCAATCGTTTCTATGCGATGGGATTTTTCAAACCACCGCTTCCAAATCCAATGTTCTACATCTTGAGGGTTCATGACAAGTATTACAATGTTTGGGGTGTCAGGCATTCTAATTGATTCATCTATTGTATCAAAGTCCTTTTCGCTTACAAATTCTTCAGCCTCATCAACTATAAACACGTTCAACGCTGGTATTGATTTTAACTTTGCCGTCTGGTTTCCAGAACTTGTTTTGATGCCTGAGAAAATTATTTCACTGCCTGTTGCTTTGTGGCTTATTTGCGCGTTCGTCATTTGAAATTCATCACCGACGCCAAGCAAATCAATTTTTTCACGGAACTCAGGAATAACGGAAATGTTAGCAGATGATAAAGTATAACGTGTAAAAAGTATCTTCCAACCTTTGTTAGCTAAAAGCATATTACAAGCCCAAAGCCCCACGGTAAATGACTTTGCCGAACCACGTCCACCAGTAATTAAGAAGTAACGGGTTTTCGGTTGCCAAAGGGCTTCGTACTTTTCACTAACCTTTATCTGCATCCTTTGTAAATATTATCGTTGGCACGGTCACCTTTTCCCCTTGCGTCGTTATGTCAATGTTCTGTTTGCTTTTCCCATAGGCACGGTCAAGGAGCAACTGAGCCGCCTTAATGTCACCTTTTGCCGCCTGTTCCCTTAGCTTCATGATAATGGCTTCGGCTGCCGTTATACCGTCCTTTTCCTGTCCCATGACATTTGCCATAATCAAGTCAAGGGCTGGGAGTTTCTTAGGGCGTCCGCCTCCATTACTTCCACCTTCTTTTAATTTGCCTCCGTTTCTTCCTTCTCTCATTTTACGGGGTTTTTACGCGGTTTTGCTTAACCATTGTAAATATATTTGATTTGATATATTTGCCATCATTACGGGTAAAACAGACCTTCCCATTATTGATGTTGGATTAATATCTAAGTAATTATAATCTAAGGGGAAAGTGCATAGCATCCTAACCTCGTCTGTATTTAATTTTCTTTTTTGATAAGGGTGAACAACTGAAGCCGCACCTATCTGAGAACTCATTTCAGTAATAGTAAAGCAGGGTTTAGTTGGATTTGGTTTAATTAAATTAAAATATTTATCCGAACTGCCACCAATCTTAACATTGTCAAATTCTTTTCCGATTGCAAATCTTTCTATTGATTCGCCACCATTATTCCAATATTTTTTTGTAACACCGAATCCAACTTGCTCACATTCAAAATCTAATTTTAATTTAGGCAAATCAATATCCTTTCTTAATCCAATGACAAAAACCCTATTTCTTATTTGAGGAATACCCATTGATGCGGCGTAAAGTAAAAAGGTTTGAACATTGTAATTTTTTGACAGTCTGTTAATTACATTTTTTAAATATGATTTAGCATTGCCTTTCATTAATCCCGAAACATTTTCAAGAATAAAAACTTTTGGTTTTAGCTTTTCAATAGTATCGCAATAAATATATACTAAATCGTCTTTTACTTGACTTATTCCCTCGTATTCCGATTCTTTGCCCCAAAGTTTTTCCCTTGCTCCAGACGTTGAAAATGCTGCGCAAGGAGGTGAGCCGTCTAATAAATCAAGGTCAAATAATTCTTTAGGCAAATCATTTCTTTCGTTAAATTTCCTTATATCCTCCTCATAAAAATATTTAGGTTTATGATTTGATTTATAAACTTTCGAGTAATGCTCGGTAAATTCAACACCTCCTAAGTGTTCGAATCCAGCTAACTTATAACCCATAGTTGAACCGCCACCACAAACAAATGTGCCAAATACCCTTTTACCGTGATAAGGAACTTTTAATTCGTCGGTTAATTTCCATTCTAAGGGAAATATATTTTTAGTTACTTTATACATAAGAAGCCTTTAAAGTTTAAAGATTGAAAAAATAAAGTAACATTTCTAAATCCTAATTTATTCAATATTTTATAATTTTCTCCCTCCGATAAAGGGTTCATTAGTTTTCTTAAATCAATTTCTTTGCTTAAAATTTCATTTGGACTAAATTGATTTTTCTTATAATCGTAATTTGAAAAAGTAAATATTTCTTGAATCATTCCGTCTTTTGCTATTTCCTTTTCGCAAATTATAAAAGCACCGTTTTTTTCTAATCCGTTATATATCTTTTTAAAAATAATTTCTCTATCCTCAAATGATAGAAATTGCATTGTAAATACCGATAAAATCAAATTAGATTTTTTTAAATTAAAATCTTTGTCTGTAATATCTAATTTTACTAAATCTGCTTTTCCTTTTATAAAATTATTGTCTATTAAATCAAATCCGATGCAATTTGATTGAGGGTATAAATCAGCTAATTTATTTATTAACCTTCCAGACGTACAACCTAAGTCAATTATATTGCTATTATTTTTAGCAAAAAACGATGAAATATTACAGATAATGTCATCTAATAAATCAAACCCTCGAATAGATTTTGAAATATGATTATCAAAGTTATCAATATTTTTAAAACTAAATTCATTCATTCTTTAAAAGTTTCCAAACCGCTTGTTCTGGTGTTTGTGCTACTTTAGATAATTGTTCCTTTACCTTCCAATAATCTTCCTCGGTATATTTTAGGTTTATTGTCATTAATCCTTCAAGGTCTTCAATGTCAACTTCTTTATTTTTATCTGAGTAGTCAATTTCGCCTCTTTCGTCAAACTGCGGTATATCTAAGCCCCATGCTTCTAAGTCTACAACCTCCCAATCGTTCGCCAATGTGTCCCAGTCCCATTCACCAAAAGCGACATTGTCCGCAATAATAAATCGCTTCTTTTCTTCCTCAGTTAAATCGCTGCTTCGCTTTACCCATGCCTCGTCAATGTCATTAAATCCAAGTTCTTGTAAAGCCCTGAGCCTCATATTGCCACCAAGCACCACATTATTTTCATCAATGACCATTGGGCGAAGGGAAAGCATCTTTGGAAACTCCGTGATACTTTGCTTTAGCTTTTGAAACTTGTCATCCCTAAGAACCCGTGGGTTGTTCGGGTTTGGTTTTATCTCCTTTAATTTCATTGTTTCTTGAGTAACTTTTTAATAATCTTTTTGTAAACCTTTATTTCAAGGCGTAATTCCTTATTTTCTTGCATAGTAACATTGTTTCTATTCCTTAGCCATTTTATTTCTGCTGCTGGTTCCCAATAAGCGCCTGATGTATTTTCAATGTCAGGATTAAATGCCGTAACTCCTCCATGATACAATGAATTTGTTTTATCTTCGTCGTTTACATCAAAAGTAATATATCCACCTCCTGTTGCCATTTTACAAAGCGTTTAATACGTTTATCCTTAATTCATTTACTTTAACCAAGTCCCTTTCTTCCTTTAGCCACTTGCGTCCAGCCTCTAAGTCAACAAAGTACGCATCATCTTTGTCTAAAACCTTAGTAAATTTGTGGATTAAATCTAATTCGTTTTTATAAGTCCTTACCCCTGGAATGTTAAATTCCTTGATTTCCTCTGGTGCGTATGAAATACAACCAGCGACTAACATTTCCATCGCAAAGTTATTTGACTTCGCCTGATTAAAATTGTCAATCGTCAATGGAAATACGCCATAGTGTGGCGCTGAGTGTTTGACCATTTCAAAGTATTGGAACAATGAATTATTCCACGGTACAATAATTGCCTTAGGGTATAGTGTTTTGCCGAGCCAATCAGCTAAACCAACCATTCCTAATTCAACCTTATCGTTTTTCTGTAACTCAATCCAAAAGTTTTTCACCGTTGCAAGGTCTTCAAGGTGTGTTTGACTTCCGCGCCACATAACTCGTTTCTTGGCGTCCATCAACTTATCCCTTTTTACAGGCTGCATCGGCGTAACAGTAAAGTCAATAGCATTGGGAACAACGGTAATTTTGTCTTTATCGTAAAACTGGGAGTAAAATTCTTTTAGGTATGGGGTTGAGGTCATTACCCAATCAGCATATTTAAACGCCTTTTCGACTGACTCCTTTACCTGAGGCTTGTTAAAATGTTGACTTGCTGGGTTGGCTGGGCTTACCTCGTGTAATAGGTCGTCATGGTCTAAAATTATCTTTTTACCCATTCGCTTGACCTCGTTAATCATGCCAAGTAAATCGTTACCATTAGCACGCTGGAAGATAACAACATCGACGTCATAAAAATCATACCACTTAACGGTGTCAGGGTTAATCATCTTTATGACAAAGTTCGGAGGGCAAACCTCCCGAAGCCTAATAAATGGGTTAACCGTGCGATAGTAGTCCGTAGTTGGGCTGCTTAAATTACAAACAATGCCAATCCTCATTTATTTTTACTTTTGTAGGTATCCAATAAAACTTCCAATACCGCTTCCATAGAATGCTTTTTCCCTGTTGCCTTCCATAAATCAAATTGAATATCCAGCAGCCTTTCTCTTATAACCTTGTTTCGAAAGGTTACCCCGTACATTTCTTGAGGTTTTGTTGTGTTCATTTTTTTTAAATTATTATACAAATATAATATTATTTTTTTAAAATTGGGGAAATAAATCCGCGTTCCCCCTCAGACACAAACATTGAATGCCTGTATGTGTTTGACAGATGCCCAACTACTATCTTGTTATCCGATATAAATTTCATCAACGGGTGTACCGTATTGTTCCAATCAAAGATATCCACCCATTTATCTGGTGAATAAACTTCTTCTTCCCTGTTCAAGGTCACCAATGATAAATCAAACTTACCGCCAATCTTTTGTAACAAAGAAGGCTTAAAGAACTCGCAACTTCCCCGAAGCCAACCAACAGGGTCACCGCACGAATTAGAAAGTATTTCCCAGTTTTCTCCCATAAAGTGAATGATGTTCCCGAACCATTTATAGTTATGAATAAAATTGTCATCATGGGTAAAAAGAAGCAAATCGTATTCCGTAAAATTGTGTTCCTCCAGCCATTGATTTGAACAACCCCAATCGCCAACGGTGTTCGGGTATTCTTTATAATTCCAGCCTAAGTCTTTAATCTGCTCAATGGTTGCAATTTCTTTGTAAAGGACGGTGTCAAATTCCTTTAATGCCAATCCCTTTTTTTCCTCCTTTGAATACTTTGGGTCACGATGTGAGATACAAAATAAATCATACTCCCAATCTTTGACAACGATTTGCCTTGCGACTGATTCATAAAAATCTAAGGGAAAGTGCCAACCTGAGGCGACAACGGCTAATCTCATAACATTAAGGATAATGAAGGAAAGTCCTCGTTAATTGTAATAAAGTTTAAACCCGATGAATTAATAGGCTGGAAGTCTTTCATCCATTCGACTTTGTCCCTTTCCTTGCTCCCGCCTTCAAACAAAATTGACCCGTTTAAAAAATGGTATTCCTTTAAACTTTTTAAATACTTTAAATGTCCCGCGTGGTTGCTTATATCAAAGTGCATCAGGTCAAAAGGTTCGGGTTTCCAATTATAAAAATCCAATTCAACTAACTCAATATATTTAGTTAAGCCCAGTTGGTCGATGGTGTTCTGTGTTTTATCCATCGATGTATTTTTATAAGGGTACTTTTGCCATAGGTCATGACACATGATGACGGTATCGCTACCTAAGTCTCGTAAAGCCTGAGCCATTGCGACGGCTGAATAACCGTGTAGCGTGCCAAACTCAATGATTATATTAGGATTCATTGTAAGCACCGTATTGTAAAGGGTTTTACCGATGTTATTCTTATAATAACTTGATGGTATGTCGTAGTTAAAATATGCCATTAAAAAGGAAATTCTGATTCTGATTTAAATGTGGTTGCTTCTGTTACCTTTGGATTTTCCCCTGTTGTTGGCTTGCCTCCAAATTCAAGGGAATTTACCATACACCTAATAACTGCTTCGGCTGCACCAGTATTCTTGTTTAGGTATCCATTTACCCCGCCTGTTCCTTCCACGACAACATAAGTACCTTTTATAATATAAGGCGCAAGTTTGACACCACGCTCACCCCAAATTGAACACGTGACCCAAATAGTCTTTTCTGATGGAGTTGCCCCGTAAACCTTTTCCGTGTGTGCTACGGAAAAGGAACAAACGGTATTATCACCGACATTTTTTACCTCAGCGTCCTGACCGACGCGACCCGAAACAATTAATTTAATCATGCTTTTTGTTTTATGTTATTATCAAATCCTTTAGACAAATTGTCAATTTTTGTTTTTATTCGTCTATATGTTTTTTTTGCATTAATCTTTTTTTGATTTGATATTTTTGATAGTATAATTATTTTTGTTATTTCATCTTCGGTAAAATAATTAATTCCATACATTAAAGAAAACCTTGTCATTGGTTGTTTGTGTTCCAAATGCAATTCTTCAAAAACATTTACATAAAATAACAAGTTCCTTTCCATTACCAACCCTTTTTTATCTGTTCAACAATATATTCCCTGTCTTCGTCCTTCACCCACCAGCCAACTGGAAGGCTCGACAATTTACTAATTACCTTTTCAATGTTTGGTAGTTCTGTTTTAAATTGCTTTACGCACGGGTGTAAATCGTTTCGCTCATGAACTTGCGAAGTCATTACACCCCTATCTTTCATTGCCCTTTGAAAATTGTCCCTGTCCTCAACTAAAATGGAATATATCCAATATGATGACCCTTCGTCGTAATACAAAGGGGTTATAAACCTACTATTTTCATTTAACCACCAGTCGTAAAACCCAGCATTATTCTGGTGTCTTCTAATGTTATCCCCAAATATTTTAAGGTTTTCAATCCCGATGGCGGCATTAATGTCGTTCATGTGAAACTTATAACCCCAATCGTTTATCGGTGCTTCGCATCTAAAGTCCTTTCTGTCGCCTTCCCTGTCAATGCCATACCAACGAAGTAACTTTGCCTTTTTATATTCTTCCTCATTTGGTAAAATCAACATCCCACCGTCACCCGTAGTAAGGTGTTTTATTGCTTGAAAGGAAAAACAACAGTAATTTCCTGAGTTGCCAACCAACGTACTTTCATCTTTAGTGGCTGGCAGTTCGTAATATGAGCCGAAGGCGTGTGCGCAATCTTCAATAATATCAAGTCCCGTTAATGACTTTATTTTCTTTACGTCTGCTGCTGCACCTCCCCAATGAACAACCATAACCGCCGCAATTTCATAGTATGTTTTTTCCTCTAATGTCAATTTTAAAACATCCTCTTT